CCCGTGCTAAAAATCAGCAAGATATCTATAAGGCTATCGATCCAGAAGGTAAAGGAAAAAATATCCAGGATGCACAGAAAGTAGAGATAAATGGATTACTTGCAACAATAGAAGCCCAAGAAAAACTTATCGAAGTCAATAAGAAAATCACCGATGGTTTCACTTCGTTAGGAAGTGCTGTTACAAAATGGGTGACTGGTGCTAAAGGTGGGATTGAGCAAGTTCGTCTCGAATTAATAAAATTGATTGCACTACAAGCTTATAAGAGTTTGGCCGATGGTGATAGTGGTGGGTTGCTAGGTAGTTTTATTAATGGTGTAATTGGTGGATTGAGTGGAAAAGCAAGTGGTGGCCCAGTTTCGGCAGGAACCCCATATATAGTCGGTGAAAATCGACCAGAGATATTTGTTCCGTCACAATCCGGATATATTATTCCGAACACCGACATGCTTAATACTAAAACAGGGTCAGTTTCGAATATTACTATAGCACCGAATTTAATTATTCACGGTGGTGTGAATGGTCAGCGTGAACTGGATATGGCTTTCGAACAATTTGCTGGTGCAATGGCGCAAGAAACACAAAAATATGTTATACAACAACTAGGCCAGGGCGGCGTGATAAGAGCGAAATAATATGGCAACAGCATATCCAACAATTATATATGGACAAAGTAGTTCTATTACAACAACACCTAGACTTATTATAACAGAATATGGCGATGGGTATCAATCTGTACTTACAGATGGTATTAACTTTATACCCAGAACTGGTACACTGGATCATCCTTTAATTGATAATGCTACAGCAGCAACACTATTATCGTTCCTTAGAGCAAATAGTGGTGGTCAAGTGGTAACTATTAAAAATTATATGGAAGATCCATCCGGCGCAACAACATTAAATGTAAGAATTTTAGGTTGGAGTCACTCACTAGATGGTATAACCCAAAATTATAGTGTAACTTTTAAAGAGGCTTTCTCGACATGACATATGTTTCAAATTCACAAAGCCTAAATGCAGGAAACATAGTCACATTTATGACTATTGATTTTTCTACTTGCATAGGTTTCGCCCCGACTGGAACAACAAAGTTATATTGGTGCTCACATAGAAGTGGAACTGCAGATATAACTTATGATAGCCAAGCATATGAATATATAGGTTTTGATGCTCAAGGTTTTCGCAGTGAAATGAATGGCCAACCACCTACCCCTACTATTGTTTTCGATAAAGGCTCTTTATTAAATAACACAAATTATCAAGCAATTTACACACAATATTTTAATCAGCAACACGACTACTACTTTGACTGGAGAGGCGCAAAAGTCACCGTTTTTCGTGCAATCAACTTGGATACTTCGCAGAAATTGAGTGTACAAGAGTATATAGTTTCACAAGTTACAAAAGAATCTGTAAGCACATTAGAAGTGCAACTTACTGTAAGTTTAGGACTTACTAAATTTAATAGCGATAGTATTCAGACACTTGCTGTAAATAGATGTTCTTTACATTATAGAACTTGGAATGCCACAACTAATGCTTTCGATTATACAAACGAAAGCGCAGGTGGATGCCCTTATGGTAATCCTACTACGACAAGCACTTGGACAGCAGTTCCGATGTTTGGTACAAAATATTTTACAAATCAAGATGCGGCGTTGTTAGATGCGAATAAAAACTTAGATAAATGCAGTTATAGCGCATTAGGATGTCAAAATAGATTTGACCCAGCAAAGACTGGACTAAGACTTCCTTTCGTGATGTTATACAGCCCAAATAAAGCAAATTAAGGAATTAAATGGCAGATATTATCAAATCAGTTTCGAGTGCTTTTGCTTCAACTAAAGATACTTTAATCAATTATCACATTGTACAAGCAGGTGCATCTAGTTTATTGACTGGAATTTATAATTCGACAGATGATGTAACAACTGGATTCTATAAAGCACCAGATATTACAAATGGTGGCACTGCAACGAAACTTGCTGTTATCTATGGTGAAGTTATGATTACGCCGTATTTGATTGATGCTGGTGTTAGTAGTTCTACATTGGATCCAGGTAGTATCGTAAAGACTTATCGATTTATCGCAGGCGACGGTACTAATGGTGGTGTTGTGGTTGGACCAAATGGCTCTCCACTAGAAAATGTCTATATAAAAGACCCGAATGGTGTTCCACAGCCGGTTATTAATAATGATGGCAAGCCATCAATGGGCAAAGTTATCCTCGCCTCGGCCTTGGGTGGTGCAATTGCATCCGCACCAAAGATTTGGGATCTATTAATGAATGATCCAGCAACACCAAAGGTTGGAAATAAAGATCCTATTACCGGAAAAGAGCTGCCGAGTTTGACTCAAATCACTGCTGAAGCTTTGGCGAAACAAATTCCTTTAGGTGATTTAACTAATGTATCCGAAGCCGGTAAGGCTGATAACTTTGTACTTGCTTATAATGCAAGTAAAGGTATATGGGAACCAAAGAGTTTTAATAACGGACTAGTTGACTCCGGTGCAATAAGTGATAATGAATTTTGTGGTGGCACGGGCGGTAGTGGTGGCACGGGCGGAACAGGCGGTGCCGGTGGTGCCGGTGGTGATGGTGGGACACCGGGTAGTGGCGGAACGACACCAGGAACCCCTTCTATAGTGGCGCCAGCGACAGATTATAATGCAAATCAATGTTTAGTACCAGCAACGACTACAGCATCCGGTATGATTTTGTTACCAACACTATCGAATACAGCAAATAATGAATATACACAAAGTATAAATGTAATTGGAACGAAGGGTATTGAGCTACATTTTCATACAGCAGGTGCCGGTAAAAAAGCAGTATGGAGTGTCGCCAATGGCGCAGTTCCATCAAATACACCAGATTCTGATACTCTATGCTTAACTGACCCTAATAAAGCAGAGGTAGAAAAACCTACTGTGGGTGGAGCATCGATAGAATATATGGTTACAGCAACTATGACTATCAAGATTTGCTTGACTACAAATATATGCGGAACAGAACATCTTATATATTCGAGTACACACGATGAAACTGCACTTAGTAATACTTCCTATACTTTTACAGCCCCGGTTATCAATTGGGATGCAACTGCTATTGCTGATTTATTAGTAAAATATCCAGGTCAAATATTTAATAGTGCAAACCCAAATGTTAAACTTTATCTATCAAGAACAGATGTATGTGGTAGTGAATATCCTCTCTGTTTCGAAGGTTATAAAAAGTTTATTGGAGATGCATATAATTCACCTGTAAAGAAAGCAAAAACTACAGCGAATAATACATCACATACAACACCAAAACCAGAACCAGTTCAATCAAAAGCTGATGATGGTAAGTTTCCAGATATTAAGCCGGTTGGTGGTGGTATGGGCGCGCCATCGTGCCCCGAACCTACACCAATTCCGGGCACACCAGGTACACCGGGCGATCCAGGCAATCCAGGAACAGGCGGAATTGGTGGTGGTACTGGATCAAGTGGAACATGTAATACAGTTGTTATAACAGCAACTCGACCAAGCCCTACTATTAAATTGACTGGACCATGTGCGAAATCATATGGAGTTCAGACATCGCCCCCAATATTCGACCCAGTAACTTTACCCACTTTTACAAGCACGACTGGAATCACAAGCCAGGATATTCAAGTTACTTATGATATTACCGACGGTAATGGTGAGTTTCAAACGACAGGAACTATTCCAGGAACTGTTACTGTATTTCCGACGACAAGATCTTTATTGGTTATCGGGCCAAGAGCTGATGTGGAAGCAGTGAGTGGGCAGTTTCAATTTGTACCAGCCGAAGGAAGTGCAGGTGTTATCACTTATACAGTCACTTTAGCAAATGATAATAATACAAAAGCAGGAACAGGCTGTACTATTAATCCAGGCCAAACTTTAATTGATGCTAATAAGCCAGCAACCATGGTTATCTGTGTGGATTCATCGATATTACCAGGTACAGCGAAACTTAAAATTACATACGAGGGCGAAACATTTGATTTGACTAATGGATTTGTTTCATATGTTACAAGTAGTTCTGTTACAGCGGCAGCGCTCGTTTCAAATATAAATGCAAATGTGGCTGTTAAGAATGCGTTAGAGCCAGGTAGTGATGGTTGGATGCCGTTACTAGTGGCCTCGGCAGTTGCAAATAAGATAACCATCACTGCACCAGCAGCAGGCGGTGACGAATTTAATGGTATGAAATTAACTTATGAAACAACAGGTACTTTCTCGTTTACTTATTGTGAAGGTGGTGACGGGACTTTCCTAGGTGGTCTTAAGAAAACAATTAATGACTTTTTGAAAAGCAGTGGATTAGAACAAAGTAAATTAGCATCGGTATTGACTGGTATTGGTGGTACAGTATTAGGTGCTGTTATTACAAATGCAATTCTCAATCACGGAAGCCAATTACAAATTAGTATTCCAGGTAATAATAAAGTCGATATTGCGTTTCTATATCACGGCCGTATTGTTGCTGTTCCTACCGAATACGATGCTGTTGCAAGAACAGGTCACCCAACATATAGTGCATGGGGAGGTACATGGAAGCAATCGTGGACACAGAATCCAGCGTGGTGTTTATATGATTATATTACAAATGAACGATATGGTTTAGGTACTTTATTGGTTATGACAACTGCACAAAGAACCTCGCTATTACAAGACTTATTCGAACTTGCAATTTACTGCGATAACTTAGTAGCAGATATTAATGGTGTAAATCAACCTCGCTATAGTTTAAATACTGTGATTACAGAAGGTACGAGATTGCAGATTTTACAGCAATTATGTTCTGTGTTTCAGGGTTCTTATATTTTTAATAATGGCGGATTAAGAATTACTTACGATCATGCTGTAACGAAGATTGATCACTTAGTAACTCAAGCAAATGCAAGTGGGTTCGAAAAGATATTCTCGAGTGGTTCTA